CGATGCTAGCGGCAAGCTGGCTAATACGAGGCTTGAGCACGCGCTCTGCGAAGTCATCCAACTGCAAGGTCAATTCAGCAGAGGTGAAGTTAACGCCGATGTGCTTTTGCGAAGCCACGGTCAACGTGGTGTACTGCTCGTTGTCGCTTTGAACTTGGAGTGCTGCACCGTCGGTTACAAGTGCGCGGTCCGGTAAGCGGATACGCAAGGTCGAACCAATTTTGGCGCCTTCAACAGCAAAGCTATCGTCGTACTGACGGTTAACGTTGCGGGTTAAGACAAGATTATTCTCAAGGATTTCAAGCGCCTTGCGAGTAATCATGTCGATGGTAAGTAGACTATTTGCCATGACAATTCCTTATCAAAAAGTTAGCGGACTCGGTTTTGAGCTTCCCATTTCTTAATCTGCCGTTGACGCTCTGCTTCAATCCACTCTGACGTTGACATTTCTTTAATCGAACGCGGGTCAGTCGTGTCTAAAACTCTTGCGTTGCCACCCCGTGGGGTAACCGGCTGAATCGGCGCGGGAGCGCTCGTTGATTTCTTAACAGGAGGATTTTCGCTCAACTTCGCTTCAATCTTCCCAATTTCTTTGGCCTGCAAAAAAGGCGACAACTTGGCAATACGATCGGCTTCTTTCGGATTAGAACCAAGGTAATACGCGACCTCAGGGCCAATGTCAGACGCTTGAATCGTTTCGGCCATCACTGTCGTGATTGGAAGACGCGGGTTGTACGCAACTTGCTCAAAATCTTCGTACTTAGTCCGTGCTTCTTCTTCGCGCTCGTGATAAACCTCAAGAATTTCGGCTCGCTGTCTTTCTGCATCACGTCGGGCAAGTAATTCTGCTGCTTTTCTTTCGGCTAACGCTTCTGCGTATTCCTCAGTTGAAGCAAAACTATCTTGCGCTGGTAATTCACTAGACAGCATTTCAGGCGTTGAAGCCCTCAGCTTTTGTTCCCGTTCCCACTTGCGTTGCTCTCTTGCAAGTCGTTTGCTGATCATCGCGTCAAGTTCAGCCTGGGTAAACCGCTTTTCCTCAGTCTGCTCTGGCGCTTGTTCAGCGACCTCCGGCGCATTTTGTGCAATTTCCGTGGTGGCCGTCACCTCGGTTGCTGGCGCGGATTCAACTTCCGCTAAGTTTTGACTTTCGTCGCTCATGATTCACTCGTTAGAGTCTCGGTCTACTGGGCCGATACAGTTAAAACATCATATATTACGGGGCTTACTGTGGCAATACAAGTTGCGATGTTGTTAGGTTGGCTACCTGTGAAGAGCTAAAGTTGGTTATGTCGATGACTGTAAGAGGCTCTACAACCTCCACAGCCCCCCACGATCCTTCTACCCAGCTTCTTGTGTCGTGCTGCCAGTTCCATTGGTAGCCTGCTCTGTCTGCTGGCTTAGGGTCTCTTATGATCCATTCCCAATTTAGCCATACCAGTTCCTTGCCTTCAGGAATGTCTGTAGGAGGTGATGGAGCCTGTTGCCAGCCCTCTGTTCCATCGGTTTCTTGTGATGGGATAGACCCGTTCTTAGTCCAGTACATATCTATTCCTAAAGGGTCGGAAACGCTGCTGTTGGTGGTGTGAAGTTGGCTGTGTAACGAGCGTAGCCTTTGGTGATGCGGAGGTCTTGTATGTAGCCGGCAAAATAATTATCAGCAGGGTTAAAAAGCGTAGCAACTCTTATTTCTGGTGTTGCAAGCAAAAACGAAGAGTTTGAAACACTTGTTGATTGTTGAGTACCATCTTTAAACAACAACAAATTTCCAGAACTTCTAACCAACGCTAAATGAGTCCACGTTGTTGCGCTTAATGTTGCGCCTCCAAAAGAATTGCTTGTCCATGCGCTTCCACTTGTTGAATAATCAACAAGAATATTTGATCCACCGCTCAACCAAAAAATTAACGCACTGTAATTTGCCGCACCTATAGTTAATATTCTAGGGTATGTTGAAGGCTGCGAAGAATTACGATAAACCCAAAACTCAAGCGTAAAGTCACCACTGGCTATACTTAACAAATCATTGCTTTTCCCAAACAGATAATCTCCGCTCCCATCAAACGCCATAGAGCTACCACCCCACTTGCTCTGCGCCGTACTTATCTGAGCACCGTCCACCGTCTCCAAGTCATTCTTACTTGTGGCATCGTAGATACCGGCGTTGGTGAAGTTGAGTAGTATGGATGTGTTGGTGATGGCAGTGAGAGGTGCTGTGGGGACGGTTAGTGTGGTTTGTGTGGGGTCGTAGACTGCTGTGCCTTTGACGATCCTAACGCCAGACATCCATCCGGTTATTTGGTAAGAGCTTGTTGAGCCTTGAATGAGTGCCGTTGTACTACTTGTCCACGCATCCGTAACAGTGCCGTTAGCAATTCTGTTGCCGTTTAAGAACATACTTGTTTGATTTGACCCTGTGCCGGAACGCACAAGAACAATATGATTCCAACTATTTAATACCGGCGGGGTTGAACTAGTAAGTCTCCACGCTACACCAGAGGCAGCTAAACCAATATTCCCACTATTAAGGCCAAATTGAAGCGACCCTGCTGAATCCCCTAAATACACAAATGTTGCGTACGTTCCGTAGGCTGTTGGATATAACCACAACTCAATAGTGAAGATAGAATCCACTGCAAAAGCCGAACTACTAGGCGCAGATAAATAATCCCCATTCCCATCGAAATACCCTGACCCACCATAAGTCGCAGCAGACCAGCTTGATGTGGGGTTGAATGGGGAGAAGGCTTGTATGGAGGGGGAGCCTGTAAGAGTAAGGGTAATAGGGCTTGAGCTGTTATCTACAAAGCGATTTGACTGCGCTGTCAGTAATGCTGTATTTGCATCATTTACGTACGCAACAGTTGGGGTTGTAATTGTTCTTGCAACCGTCGAAACACGCAAGTTGGACATATACCCGTTGAAATACAAACTGCTTGCATTTGTTGAAGCGCGGCCTATTAACGATGTTGTGTTTTGACCAGCCGACTGTATACCGTACCACGTACCAGAGCCAACAGATGATCCATTAACATAAATTGTTGCCGTTCCACCAGTTACAGTAACCGCAACATAGGTCCACGTATTTAAAGGAATTACAGTTGATCCAGTTATTGATCTTACAGTTCCGTCAAAATGATAAAAAATTAAGTTTCCTGATCCATTTACACCAAGGTTGAGGTATACGTCTCCCTTACCAATAATGCAGGGGTTATGATATATATTTGCCGCCGTTTGATATGACGTTAAATATACAAACGCTTCTATGGTAAATGTCGTGGTTGAAGCATTACCAGTTGTGTAGTTAAAAAGCGTAGTTCCTGCGCTTAAGTAACTAGACCCATTAAAATAATTCCCCCACCCCGTCTGCGAGAACGGGCTAAACGTACCTTGTGTGGTGTTGCCGTTACGAGTGATGGTGAAGTTATTGGTAGAGCTATCTAGGAACGTGTTGTTCTGTGCGCCGTTGGTTCCGTTGCCTGGGAGCAATAGCGTGGTGTATTCAAAATAAGGATCAGACGTTACTGGAGGTGCAGCACTCCCAGAGAACGCCGCAGCAATCATTGCCGTTAAGTTACCAGCCATTAGGTCACTCCTGCACCAGAGACATACCACGTATCCGTAGCCGTTTTCAGACAAGTCGCTAAACCTTTGGTCGCCACTGTCCTGTTACCCGTAGCACCGTTAGCTAACTGAAAGGTAACACCAGCACCAGAGATCGTAAGGTTGCCTGAATTGTCATTCACCACGAGAATCGTTGTTCCAATGGGAAACGCTACAGACGAATTAGTTGGCACAGTCAGCGTAGCCGTAGACCCGCCTGTAAAGATAACGTGCTTGCCTGAGTCTGTAAGCACTAACGTATAAGCGGAAGCACCGCCAGAGGTCTGTGGTGCAGTCCTAAAGCCTACTGTATTAGTGCCATCTACCGTACAGTTGCTTAACGTTCCTGATGTAGGTGTACCCAGCACAGGTGTTACGAGCGTTGGTGATGTGGCAAAAACTAACGAGCCTGAGCCTGTCTCATCAGTCACCGCTGCTGCCAGGTTAGAGGATGACGGTGTGGCTAGGAAGGTGGCTACGTTAGCTGCAAGGCCAGATATACCCGTACTTACTGGTAAGCCTGTACAGTTTGTAAGCGTACCTGATGATGGTGTGCCTAACGCACCGTTTAAAGGTACTGCACCGATGGTGTTGTAGCTAATAGTTCTTGCTACCGAACCATCATAGGTTGTTCCTGACGCAGCACCTGAACCACCATTATTCATGGTTAGCGCGTTAGCTACCGTAGCAGTTGATGTAGTCTTAAGATTACCGGCTGAATCAAACGTACCGTCAGTTGTCCATGTGTCGTTAACCGCTAACGTAACTTTTGCAATCTGACGGGATGTCGAGCCGCTTGAGTTGGCATAAGCAATTGTGATCGTAACGGGAGCCGTGTCTTTATTCTGGATCGTGATCCATTTAATGACGCGTCTTGTTGATGCACCAGGTGCGGCAACAATTGTCACTAACGAAGCGCCGTTTAATGCTCCATCACCTGCACCTTCAGTCAAACTTGACGAAGTGCTATCGGCATAAGCGACCGTATACTCAGGGTTGTTGGTAGCCGCAGCACCAGACATCACCGCAGTGATTGTCTTTGTCGTTGCGTCAAGAACTAAAGTTGACATTTTTGATCCTTATGACAAAAACCAAGCAAAGTTTTGCGCAGTGCTACTACCTCCACCACCGCCAGAAATAGTGACTGTTACGTCATTGCCTACTGCTGTAGCTGTTACGCCTGAACCTACAAAATTAAAAGATGAAACCGCAGCGGTAATTTGAGAACCTTCGTCAGATACCGCAATATTGGCTGATGCAGAAGGTGTAGCCCACGTCCCATCGCCTCTCCAGAACGTCGAAGATGATGCGCCTGTTCCGGAATTTAAGTTACCAACCGGAAGGTTGCCGATAACGCCCCCTGCTAAAGGTAAGCCTGTGGCGTTGGTAAGAGTTAAGGTAGTAGGTGTACCTAAATTGGGTGTTACTAGTGTGGGGGATGTAGCTAAAACGTTGTTACCTGAACCCGTATTAGTAACACTAACAACATTTTTACTTGCATCTAAAGCAAGCGCTGTACTAGCCGTTAAACCAGAAAAAGTAGTTGTAGAAGACGCTGAAAGTGTCGTAAAAGCACCAGTTGTTGGTGTGGTCGCACCTACCGTACCGTTAATATTGATTGATGCTGTACCAGTTAAGTTTGTTACCGTACCGCTTGATGGTGTACCTAATGCCCCACCGTTGACAACAAACGCCCCAGAAGAGCCTGTGTTGATCCCCAGTGCTGTAACGACACCCGTACCTGTCGTAAGGTTTGTAAACCCACCTGAACCGTTACTTGCAAGCAACTGATTTGCAGAACCCGTCGTAGCCGCTGCGTAATCTGTTCCTGCGGTAGCCGCAGCGATAACACCCGATGATGCTTTTAATAAGCCCGTCGTAGTAGCTGCTTTAATCAGTTTGCCTGTCGTACTATTAAACAGTGCAATTTGGCTATCAACTGCACTTGCAGGACCGACAACATCACCAGAACCTGATGGGCTATCCCAAGCAAAGCTAGTGCCGTTCCACTTTAAATAGGTGTTAGTGACTGTAGGGGCTGTTGCAAATGTTGTTGTATTAGCACCTGACTGATACAACAGTTGGTTAGCAGCACCACTTGCTACATTTGCAGCCGTGCCAGTAACCGAAATACCCCAAGTACCTGAAGCATTTGTACCTGTGGTTGATGGCGCTCCGACTGTGTTGTAACTAATGGTCTGTGCAACGGAGCCATCAAAAGCAGTACCTGACGCTGCACCAGAACCTGAATTGTTCATGGTTAGAGGGTATGTTGTCGTACCCCCGCCGCCACCACCGCCGCCAGCAGCCCAAACAAAAGCAGCCCCATCCCATTGCAGGTAGGTTGATGCGGTAGTAGGAGCCGTAACAAACGATGTGGTACTAGCACCTGTCTGATAAGCAATTCTATTAGCCGCACCGCCCGCTAAATTAGTGCTAGTTGTAGCCGTGGTAGCGGTCGTTGCTGTAGTAGCTGTTGTTGCAGTCGTTGCTGTAGTAGCTGTTGTCGCAGTCGTTGCGGTCGTAGCACTTGTTGCTGTTGCTGCGTTACCTTTAATACTTATATCCCATGTACCGGAAGCATTAGTTCCTGTAATACTGGGAGCACCGATGGTGTTGTAGCTTATAGTCCTTGCTACAGACCCATTAAACGTCGTTCCTGAAGCTGCACCCGACCCTGAATTGTCGAATGTGGCGGCATACGTAGTCGTACCCCCACCACCGCCTGCTAAAGCTGCAATACTGCCAGCGGTAACCTTGTAGTTAGCGCCACTACGGGCAATAGGTATTTCATCGCCAGATTGCGCTGGATTACCGCTGGTTAACCCTGAAATCTTGACGTCTGCCATAGCTACTCCAACTTAAGACAAAAAGCTCAAGTGTCTATTCTTTGTTAATTGGCTTACAGTACGCAATACCGCTTGTTGAGCCAATACGCAACACGCTAACACGCCAAGGAGCGCCTGAAGTGTTCAAAGGCACGACGAAATGGAATGGGGTATTAGCAGGAATGGGTGTACTAGCCGTCGTAGCTGTCGCATCCACACCAACCTCAACATAAGAAGCTACATCTGCCCATACAAGAACACCTTGTGGGCCTGCGCCCCAAGCAGTTGTATTGCCTGCGGTAGCCCCTGAGGTCGCTGTGTACGCGGGGTAATCCGTCTTACTCATCGGGTTAAGAAGTTGCATCGTAATTCCTTATGCGAGAAACTTAAGTTTGTAGATTGTACTTAAGTACAACCCGATAATTTCATCAATGATGTTTTGAAGCGGTGTTTCAGCCTTATCACAGACTTCATACCTAATTTTTTCAATCTGATCAACCTGATCTTGCATGAAAGCTAAAATATTAGAGGTTTTACCGGCACTCATCAATGATATGGGGCCGATCAAACCATGTCTACCTTGGTAGGCTTCAGCAAATTTGTCCGCTAGATCGATAACTTCGTCGTAAAACTTACCTAATGCTTTGTGTTTGCTGTAACTACGGGTGTTTAGATGGACAGAATGAGCAACATCACGGGCTAAAAACAACATACCTACAAAATCAGCGCATTTCATGCTTGGCCCTCCTGCGGTACGACATTAGGCATGGGTCTAGCTTGTTGAGCCTCTTCCTGACGGGCCATAATACCTTCTTCACGGCCCATCTCATCTGATTCCGGCATGATTGGACCTTGCATTTGCTGAGGCGGCACTAAATCACCAGCATCGTGCGCTGCAGCAATCGTACCCATTACAATATCTTGAATTTGCTCCATCGTCATGCCAGGCATTGTGGCTGAAATACGCTTAGTTTCGGCGTCAAATGCCTTGATTTTAGCCTCAAACTCACGTACTTGAACGTCTCTAGCCTCAATCGACTGATTGACGTTCATAAGCATATCGTGCATTTGTTGCATTTCAGCGCCCATGGCTTTAATTTGCTTCTGAGCAGCCTGTAGCGCAGGATCGTTGTCTTGATCAGCAAGCAATTGCGGGTCAATCGTCTTACGAAGACGTGCGGCCATCTCTTGAGCACCAGGCCAATCCATGTTCTTAACAAACAAGTCGCCTGCAACAGCCCATAAGTTGGGGTTGCCCTGCAAGATTTGAGCCATAGCGTCCATAGCTTCTTGGCGCTTGGTCATGTAGCTTGGGCCTGTGGTCACTACAACATCGTAGCGGCCAACTGAGGGGTTGTAAATCTTATCGATCACCACGCCTGTTTGATCCATGATCTTTTTGACCGGCTCTTGTTGCGTGGGGTCGATCTTGACCATGTTGGTTTCGCCATCAATACCAACAATCCGAGCAATCCGTTGCGTGTCGTAGATTTTTGGGATCAAATCGACTAATTGACGGGTCACATACCGCACAGCACGGGCTAAATTATCTACATAGTGGTACGTACCATTATCAGATTCTTTTTGCCTTGCCAAAATGGCACGGCCAGAACGCTCATTAGACACTTGACCAAGGCTTGCGTCGTACTGGCCGGTTGTTGATTTGATGTCTTCTGACGCGCCCATCTTGGCTTGAATAAGCCCTGTTTGCGGCAGTGGTGGTGCTGCACGCTGTGGCAGCGGCAGTATGGACCCCGCACCGTCGGTAACGTCAGGGTTGACCTCAAGATACGGCCAATTTTGCGTATTAGCGGTTTTCCATTGGTACTCATA